ACTTTTGATACATTAGAAGATTACATAATGGAAACAATGCCTATGTTTGTACCTAGAGATGTGGCACCTCCTAAATCTTATTCACCTATGCCTGTTGAAGAATATTTAACAAGAAGATTATTTATAGATCTTGCAGACGGTGGAGAAGTTAAAAGTTTTGAAGAACAAAGTTTAAATAAAAAAGGTTATGAAACTAAAGGTCTTACAAAAAAAGAGATATTTGATTTATATGATAGCGTTATGGGTACATTTTCTAAAAGATATAAAAAAGGGGGAGAAGTTAAAAAAAGAAAACGATACGCGGACGGCGGTATTGCAAGTATGTTTCGTGAAAGACCGGGATACGCGGAAGGTGGTTATACAATAATAGATCCTTTTAGTACTTCGTTGAATAATGCTCAATTTCAACTAGAAAAATCTGAAGATGGTAGTTATCAAATAATACCTTCTGGTAAATCAATTATTACTTCAGAAGGTAGTTATACATTACCGAATTTTTCTCCTGGAGAATATGTTTTAAAAGATTTTGGTGACCGTTATCAATTAGTTTCAGCACAAGATCTTACTCCACCTACTCCTGCTGCTGGATATACTGAAGAAGGATTAAGAAAAATTGCAGAAGATACAGCATCAAGAGAACAAGCAATGGCAAATGCTTTTAATAATATTCCAACAATAGATCCTTTCTCTGGTCAACAAGTTTCAATGCAAGATCAAATGGCTTTTACACAACCACAAGCAGATATATTTCCAACGTTAAATTTAGGAAGCGCAGATCCATTAACTAATATACTAGGAAGTCAAGTTGGTAATTTAAGTTATAGTGAAATGAATGCTTTAAGAAATAGACCCTCTGATGTTTTAAGTGCAAATGTTGGTGCAAATTTATTACAAGGACTTGGAACTGGTTTAAGAGATTTTGCTTATGTAGGAGATAAATTAGGAACAGATTATTACAAAAATTTAGCTGGTAATTTTTTTGAAAATATAAAAAATTTAGATAAAGGATTTTCATATGATCCTACTTATGCAGGTGCAGATAAAACTGGAAGACTTGGTTATTACACACAAGGTATTAAATCATTATTAGGAATGAATACTCCTGGTTCTAATGTAGGAGGAGGGACACCTGGAATGAGATATGCAATAGAACAAATATCCCCTTATCTTTCAAAAACAGTTGGACCTGTTTTAAATGTTTTAGGTAGTGCACCTGTTACTGCATTTGGAATTTTAGATACTTTAACTGGTTCCGCTAATGCACCAGAAGTAGGTAAAGGTCCAGAATATTTTAGACAACAGTTACAACTTCCTGAAAATTCACCAGTATCTAGATTTAATCAAGTTCAAGATCCGCGAACCATGATGTCTTATGGTGGACGAGTAAGTATGTCTAACGGTGGATTGACAAATACCATTCCACCTGTTAGAGGTCCTAGTCCACAAGGTGTTGAATCATTGTTTACAAGAAGGTATAATTAGTCATGGCTGAAATAGATAAATCATTACCCAACGTTAGTCCAACTCCTTCGGACCCAGAATTTAAAGAACAAGAAATTGCTCTAGAAACTAGAGATGAATTAATTCCACAAATTTCAAATGAAAACATTGAAATTAATCCAATGGAAGATGGAGGTGCAGAAATTTCTTTTGATCCAACTCAAGAATTACAATCTAGTGATCACTCATCTAATTTAGCAGAAATAATTGATGAACAAAATTTAACTGAAATAGGTTCAGAGTTAGTTAATAATTACAATGAATATAGAGCATCACGTCAAGATTGGGAGATGTCATATACTAATGGTTTAGATTTATTAGGATTTAAATACGAAAGACGAACAGAGCCATTTAGAAATGCATCAGGTGTAACTCATCCAGTGCTTGCAGAATCAGTTACACAATTTCAATCACAAGCTTATAAAGAATTATTACCAGCAGATGGACCTGTGAGAACACAGATTGTCGGAGCAATAAGTCCTGAAAGACAAGATCAAGCAAATAGAGTTAAAGATTTTATGAACTATCAAATTATGGATGTCATGAAAGAATATGAATCTGAATTTGATCAAATGTTATTTTATTTACCACTATCAGGATCTACATTTAAAAAAGTTTATTATGATTCAATATTAGGTAGAGCAGTATCTAAATTTATTCCTGCAGAAGATTTGATCGTTCCTTATTCAGCAACTTCATTAGAAGATGCAGAAGCAGTTATTCATGTAATTAAAATTTCAGAAAATGATTTACGTAAACAACAAGTAAATGGTTTTTATAAAGATGTAGAACTTGGAGAACCCCCATTAAAAGAAAATGAAATAAAAAGTAAACAAAGAGAATTAGAAGGAATTAGAATTGAAAGACAAGACGATATTTATACATTATTAGAATGTCATGTTAATTTAGATTTAGAAGGTTTTGAAGATAAAGATCCTCAAACTGGTGAGCCCACAGGAATTAAACTTCCATACGTTGTAACCATTGAAGAAGGATCAAGAGAAGTTTTATCTATTAGACGTAATTATAAAGCAGAAGATCCATTAAGAAATAAAACTAATTACTTTGTTCACTTTAAATTTTTACCAGGTTTAGGATTCTACGGCTTTGGTTTAATTCATATGATTGGTGGTTTATCTAGAACTGCAACATCAGCTTTAAGACAATTATTAGATGCAGGTACTTTATCTAATTTACCATCTGGATTTAAAATGAGAGGTATTCGTGTACGAGATGATGCACAACCTTTACAACCTGGAGAATTTAGAGATGTAGATGCACCTGGAGGAAATTTAAAAGATGCGTTTATGCCATTACCATTTAAAGGACCTGATCAAGTATTACTTTCTTTAATGGGTATAGTAGTGCAAGCAGGACAAAGATTTGCAAGTATAGCAGACAATCAAGTAGGCGAAGGAAATCAACAAGCGGCAGTAGGTACAACTTTAGCATTACTTGAAAGAGGTTCACGTGTAATGTCAGCAATCCACAAAAGAATTTATGCTTCTTTAAAACAAGAATTTAAATTATTAGCAGATGTATTTAAAACTTATCTACCACCTATATATCCATATGATGTAGTAGGTGGAAATAAACAAATTAAAGTTGCGGACTTTGATGATAGAGTTGATATTGTTCCAGTTGCAGACCCAAATATATTTTCTCAAACTCAAAGAATTAGTTTAGCACAAACTCAATTACAACTTGCTCAATCTAATCCACAAATACATAATTTGTATCAAGCTTACAAAGATATGTATCAAGCGATTGGTGTAGATAATATTGATTTGATATTACCACCTCCTGCAAGACCAATGCCAATGGATCCAAGTTTAGAACATATTAGCGCAATGGGTAGTCAACCTTTTCAAGCATTCCCAGGACAAGATCATAGAGCACATATAGAAGCTCATTTAAACTTTATGCAATTAAATATGGTTAGAAATAACCCAATGGTAGTTGCTGCAATTCAAAAAAATATACTCGAACACATATCAATTATGGCTCAAGAACAAGTTCAATTAGAATTTTCTCAAGAACTACAACAATTACCTATATTACAACAACAAGCAGCTCAAAATCCTGCAATTGCTCAACAGTTACAAATGATCACACAAAAGATTGAATCTAGAAAAGCAGTATTAGTAGCTGAAATGACCTCTGATTTCATGAAAGAAGAGAATAAAATCACTTCTCAATTTGATTCTGACCCATTATTGAAGCTAAAATCACGTGAAGTAGACTTAAGAGCTATGGAAAATGAACAAAAACGTAAGGAAGCTGAAGATAGGATCAATTTAGACAAGATGAAAGCTTTAATGAATCAACAAAATAATGAAAATAAGCTTGAACAAAACGAAGATTTAGCTAAACTACGTGCCGGAGTAAGTCTTGCAAAACAAGGCGTCCAACAAATGAAAATAAAAGGAATATAATATGAAAAACGGTCAGAAAAAAATTGGTAAAGTTATGAGAGAGTTTAAAAAAGGGGAACTTAACATTGGTAAGTCTTCTAAAAAAGTAAAAAATCCTAAACAAGCAATTGCTATTGCATTATCAGAAGCTGGTAAATCTAGAAAACCAATGGCAAAAGGCGGAGCTGTTGTAAAAAATTCATCTTCAAGATCAGAATTTGGTAACCAAGTTGACTTTGCACAATTCACAAATCCAGATGGAACTTTAAAAGGTGGAATTGATGTAGAAGTTTCTAATCCACAAGAGACACAGGTAGAACCAGTGGGTGGACAAAGAAGAATGCTTCCGGAGAAAAAAAGATCAGCGAAGTGGTATTAAACCATGATTCAAATGTTAGGAGCTGTCGCACCTTTAGCTAAAATTTTATTTAGTACAATTGAAAAATCTGTTCCTGATAAAGATCTTCAAGCAAAATTAAAAGCTGACTTACAAATACAGTTATTACAATCTAATACACAAGAGTTACAAGCTGCAGCAAAAATAGTTGAAGCTGAAGCAAAAGCTGGCTGGTTCGCTAGCTCGTGGAGGCCCCTGTTAATGTATGTGTTAATTTTTATATTGGTATGGAATTATGTATTAGGACCTGTTATATTATTTTTTTTTAAAGCTTCTATAACAATACAATTACCAGGAGATGTTTGGACATTATTACAAATAGGTCTTGGTGGATATGTAGTTGGAAGAAGTGCAGAATCGGTGGCACGCACTATGGCAAATAGACCGGCAAACAAAGAACAAGAAAACGGATAAGGAGTTAACATGAGAAATGATTACGGTATAAGACCAAGAGCAAAAATGAAAAAAGGTGGTAAAGCAGATATGATTACTAAAAAAATGCCTATGAAGAAAAAAGGCAAAATGATGAAGGGTAAAAGATAATGGGTGATATATCTTTAAGAGGACGTGGGATTGAAAGAAAAAACTTTGCTAAAGGTGGTAAAGTTAAAAAAGATAAATCATTTCCAGATTTAACTGGAGATGGTAAAGTAACTTTCAAAGATATTTTGAAAGGAAGAGGTGTCATTAAGAAAAAAGGTGGCATGATTAAAAAAGGAATGAAAAAATAATGGCTAAACTTTGCCCGAAAGGAAAAGCTGCTGCAAAAAGAAAATTTAAAGTGTACCCTAGCGCGTACGCGAACATGTATGCAAGCGCAGTATGTTCTGGTAAAATAGTTCCAGGTGGAAGAAAAAAGAAAATGGGTGGTGGTAGTGTTTCTCAAGAGAGAAAAATGGTATCTAATTATAAACAAGGTGGCATCGCTAAAGGTTGTGGCGGTGTAATGGAAAACAGAAGAAAA